CATTCCAATAAACGAGATCATTACTAAAATTCCTTTTCTTCTGTATGTGTTAAGTGGCCCCTTCCCAGCCCTTCCCCAGGCGAGGAAGGGGCCACAAGCAATAAGGAGGCTATTAGGCACCTAGGCCGGTATTAGCCTGGTAGGTGAGCTGGAGCATCGAGCACAGCCGGGGGAATAATCCAAGATCAATATGGGTCTGAGCCCCGGCGCTATCCTGAAGATCCGCACCGGTGGGCCCTAGCTCGATGAACAACCCATCCAGCTCGCCCGAGAAAACAAACTCGTTAGGCATCGACGGTCACCTCCTGGGCAGCACTCGGGTCTTCCGGGGCGAACAGGCTCATCATCGCTGGGAACTGGAACCGTTGAACCCGGAACAAGAACTCGCCCTCGTCGTAGAAGCGGACTGTTCCGCCGTCTCGGGTCGCGTACAAACCATCGCCGATGTTGCAGAATCGGTCCGTCATTGGCGGCACCCCGGCATGCCGGTACCAGGTGTCTTGCAAAGCGTCGATGAGTCGCATAATCGAATCCGCATCAACCTGTACGACGCCAACCCCGTCCTGGGCCAACTCCACCCCGGTATCAGTGATCGTTACTTGGAGGTCATCAATCTTCCGGCTAGGCACGGGACTCTACCTCCTGCCGCAGCGCATGCTGCAACACCGTGATATTCCCATGCACGACCTCGGGCTGGGCGCTATCTGCAGTACACAACCCCAGCAGCATGAACTCCGACACATGAGGAACCCTGACGTCCCCCGTACCACCGCCTACGATCAAAACATCAACCAACCCCTCATCAATCAGCGTTGTGAGGGCTTCCGCTACCGGCCTCAACTCGACCAACATCGGCTCGCGCTTCACACGAACCACAACATCCAAATTCTTCATTGTTTTTCCTTTTCTTCCTTGCTTTACGACGACCCCAGCGCGACTAAGCCGCAGATTCGTCTACTCGCTCGACGATCAAACCTTCGATTGGGACACCTGCTAGGCGACTAATTTTCAGTACCGTGGCCAAGGTCGGGCTCGTTCGTCCATGTCGCAGATTGCGCACGGTCGTGCCGGACAATCCGAGTTCAGCACCTAACTGTTCATCGGATGTAAGGCCATGCAATTTTCTGGCCTGGTCTAAAACCGAGGCCTTTATTCGAATTGGTGCAAAGTTTGCGCTCATGGCGCCATTATTACACACCTTGCGCCGTTGACGCAATAGCTGCACTGAAAAATTAAGTTTCCAATGGTAAATACTCGCGCAAACCTTGCGCGCAAATAGCAATTCAGTTACAATCGCCGTATGAATCTCGAAAAATGGCTGACAAATATCACCACTGATACAGCCCCTGAAATCGCACAACGCACAGGCATCCCCAAACGAACATTGCAGCACCAAATAGCTACGGGGAGAATGAGTATCGAAAACTTAATCAAAATCGGCGCAGCATACGGACACCACCCGCTGGAAACCCTGATTGAATTTGAAGTTATCGACCCCGTGTGGCGAACTATCCCGGATATAAGGGCAGCACTAAAACTTGCGCCCGAAGAGTGGCTGGCAGACGAGGTGCTCAATCGAATGCGTTTGGGCGCAAAAACTGACGAGTTCACGGTTCCACTTGATGAGCTTGTCGAGCGAAAGCGCTGTAAAACGAAACCAGAAGTCACCTTGTCTCCTGCTGATGGTTGGCAGTATGAAGAGATGGCGGCTGCGGATGATTCGCCGGATGAGCCGATGCCGGGTGATGATGATTACCATGATGGTCCGTAAGCTAATTTGATATTTTTGTTTCATTCTCCTTATGATTATCCTTAATTTTTTCATATCTCTAGGAGAATGAAATGTTAACGATTGACAACCTTGAAGATTTAGCGATATCTCTGGGGGTTACCCTGTGTACGCACGTCGGTGGCAAGAAGGGGCTATGGAACGCACCCCGGCGCGCGATCAGTATTCGGCGGGGGCTGCACCCGGTGGCGCATTTGTGCACATTGGCGCATGAGGTGGGGCATGCAACATTGGGGCATGATTCGACTGCTGTGGGGTGGTGGCGGGCGAAGCAGGAACTCGCAGCTAATCGGTGGGCAGCAAGACAGTTAATCACGATTGAGGAGTATGCGGCGGCCGAGCGCGTCCACCCGTCGGTAAGCGGGGTCGCCCATGAGCTGGGGGTGACGGTTTTTATGGTTGAGGCGTGGCAGGAAATGTACCGGTCAGGCACATATGCGAGATTCCTTATGGATGCCTGATAAACCCGAAAGAGGGTATTGCAAACATCATTCCATCAAAACTGCATACAAGCACCTAGGTGAATCATAAGATAAATCTTAACTGCGGTTTACATAAGATGAAGAAAAAGGAACGGAGCCATGGCTGGTATCTATGATGCGAAGCCTGCGGAAACCTGGTGCAGCCAAAATGTGGTGGGGATGCGGTATCATGCGGCGGAAGTTAATACGGTTATCAGGCAGGTACGAGCTGATGCCGAGGGTGCTCGATATTTCGATGCAACACTAGTGTTGGAGCCGGATAATCCGCATTCCAATAGTGGGCATGCTATCTCCGTGCGATACAACGATCAGGTGCTGGGGTATCTGCCGGATGAAGACACTGCGAAGTATTTTCCCGAGGTAGCGCGGTTGGCTGCGAGCGGGTTTGATGTCGGAGTTCGGGCACGACTGTGGTCGAATACGGATAGGCCTGATTTCGGACCAGGTGACGCCCCATATTACAAACTAAAAGTGGGGGTACTGCCACCTGGGGCTATCGCCCCGTTTAATAATCCCCCAACCTTGGATTGGGCGCTCATCCCTCGGGGCAAGAGTATCAAGGTCACGAAGACCCAGGAGTATTTCGAGGCGAACAAGAATGTCTTATCAGTTGGAGACACGTGTTTTCTCGCCACGCTTCATAAAGTTATGCGGGGGATGAAAGCCCCGGTGATCGAAGTATGCCTCAACGGTCATCATCTTGGTGAGCTCACTGAGGTTTCCAGCAACAAGCTTATGCCTTTTGTTGACCATTTCAACGATAAAAGTCTTGTGGCTGTGTGCTATGCGCTGATATGGATTCGAGCTAACGGTATACAGGTCACCTTAGATGTCACCCCTGCCGCGAGCGCAAGCTACTCCCAGATACACGATCCCGTAGTCAACCCGCTGCCTGAGCTGGTGAGGAAGGAACGGGACCCATGGTCGTACCAGTTACCGGGGCGGTTTAAGGGGTCGGGAAGCTCGTCTGGTATCGCCCAAGCGCAGAGCGCCGCTACCCAGGGGTATGTTAATCAGCGATCCCCAAAGTTCGCGCATGTCCAATCAGCAACATTTACCGAAGCGGAACGGCGCAAAGAAGCAGCCAGGCGTGCTAAAGCAAACGAGCGGGAAATCATGGCAAGCCGCGCCACGCCAATGCCTTCCAATCCGCCTACGGCGAGAGCGTCGGCAACATCGGACGAGGAAGCAGGTTGTGCTCTTATCGGGCTCGGCATAGGCATCATTCTCATCTTATGGTGGTTGTCATCATGCTTTGGTGATACCTCTTCAGGCAGTTCAACGCCTGCGACTACTTCTTCCACTAGTGATTATTCGTCATATGGCGACTCTGGCAGTAGTTCGTCTAGTTATGATGCCGATCAGATCAATGGGTGGACCAAAGCCGCCGCACGGAACGCTTGCCATAAACAGGTTGAAGCGCAGCTCAAGTCGCCGTCTACTGCGAAGTTTGAAAGCCTTTTTGATTTTACTGCTTTGCAAAACGACGCCCACACTAAATGGACGCTGCGGGGGCACGTTGATTCTCAAAACGGCTACGGGGCGACAGTCCGCGCGGAATGGGTATGCACGGTTGTCCCAACAAGTTCCGATAATGCCAGGGTAGAAGCCCTGCTAGTCCAGTAAAAACAGAAGAAAGGAAAACACAATGACGCATCAGGCACCAGCACCACAAGCCCCGCAGGAGCCACAACAACCGCAGCAGGGGGAACAGCTACCGCAACAACCCCCTTCCCCTCCACAACAGCAGGCGTTTCCGCAGTATCAACCACAGTATCAGGGGCATGCTCCGCAGCCGATGCCGGTTGCTGAGGCGGGGCCCACCGCAACAAAGCCATTTGAGCGGCACCAGACCATCGCTATTCTAATCGCCAACCTTGGGCTTGTAGTGTTCATCCTTGGGCTTCTAGCGATCTTCACCGGCAACAGGGTAGATGACCTTGCTACCGGCCTGACAATGACGGGCGGGTCACTTGCGGTCATGCTTCTGGCCGGCATTTGGAACACCCTAGCGACTATCGGCTATAACCTTGCCGCCAGCCAGCAACTGCGGCAACGGTAAGCGCATTGGAAATATTTTTGACCCCCGCTCCAGTTCTTGGCAGACATGAGCGGGGGTTTGAGGAAACAAAACCCATGTAGATGGGTTCTTTAAGGAGTATATCATGGCATATGTACGGGACTTATGGACCGTGGTTGGTCCCAAGGGGCGACGAGTGCGGTCGGCTAGGTGGGGGCAAGGCCGGCGTTGGCAAGCGGTGTGGGTCGAGAACGGCAAGACCATCACCAAAATGTTTGATAGTGCCGATGCCGCCAACCTTTATGTAAGCCGCACCGAGGTAGGCCAGGCTGAAGGCACATGGATTACTAAAGACCGCTTAGATGTGACGCTTGGCGATATGTGGGGTGTGTGGATTGCGGCAAAAACTGGGCGGGCTGCTTCCACTGTTGCTGGGTATCGGGCGGCGTGGCGGCACATCGAGCCCACGTGGCAGTACGCCCCCTGCTGGAAAATCACCCGAGCAGCGTTTAGCACGTGGATCCCCACCGTCACCCGGCTAGACGGCACCGGCGCGGCGTTAAGTGGAGCAAGTCTGCGTAAGGTGGGGATTGTTTTCCATGCGCTCCTGGACCAGGCTGTCGAGCTGGGGGTTATCACGAAAAACCCTATGCGGTCCAGCGATATTCCCAGGCAGGGGAAGTCGGACCGGCGGTATTTGACTGTCGCCGAGATCGACCGGCTTGTGCGGGCGGCGCCGACAGAGGCTGCAGCCCTCATGATCTCGGTGCTGGTCCAGACAGGATTGCGGCCAGGTGAGGCAAAGGGGCTGCAGGTTCGAGACCTCGACGTATTACGGGGCCGGCTCATGATCCGTCGTGATGTTGATGCCCTCGGCAACCCAGATGAGACGAAAACCCGCACCCATCGAGACGTCCCTGTAGGCGGCGATCTTCTCCTCGATCTCGAAGATATTGCTGATGGCCATGCGCCCACCGACTGGCTCCTCACCGATGAGTATGGCCATGTGTGGACGACAACCCGGTGGCGCGCAGTGTGGAAAACCACTTGCGCTGGTGCCGGTCTCACTGGGGTGACCACCTACGAGCTACGGCACACCGCGGCATCGCTGGCGATTGCTGCGGGGGCGGATGTCAAGACTGTGCAGCGGATGCTGGGGCATGCAAGTGCGGCCATGACACTCGACACCTACGCTCACTTATGGGAGACGGGGATTGATGCTATCCCCTATGCGGTTGCTGAGC